ATGTCTGGTTCTACAACCCAACCGTATTCTTTCATTGTTATATCAAACTCTAAGTCTAGGTTAAGTGCTGTTTCTAGGAACTCGGTCTTTCTATCTTCGTCCGTCTTCCATATACCTTCGTTTATTGTTGCGATTATGTTGTTAAATTGCACTATTATCATTTTATCACCACCCTCTATTCCCCATAAATGTTTGTAAGTTTGTCAAATCGTGAAATATAACATCGTTATACCAAGATGAGTTTACGATTGCCTTCCTGTTGCCTCTGGCTAGATTGATAATTAAGTCAAACAATTCAGGGTCTCGCCTTGCAAACATCATGGGATTTTCGTGTAGGTGTTGCAACGCCATACTTGTAATTTCTGTTCCAGTTTTATTTGTGGCATACCATCTGCCTTGGTACGCAGATATAAAATCATCTCTCCACCCCAGTTCGCCACCACTGTTGATGGCACTTAGTGCCTTATGAGCAAGTTTCTTAAAACTCATTTTGTCAGTAACTGTTCCAAGCCCTTTTGCCTTGATGTCTTTCAAGATTCTATGTTGTAAAAACTTGTGAATTGTTTCGCTCCAATAAGAATTTGCTTCCTCGATTAAATGACCTGTTTCGTGAACAAACACCTCAACAGTATCTGCTTTTGAACAAACCATGTTGTTATTGCTCCAATAATTACCGTCTGCCTTTTTAGAAAACTCACCTAGTCTACTTCCATCTGATGATGCGTTTGCTCTTGCTTTCTTTGATGCTTTTGTTGCAATCATGTTGAAATCTTGCAGACCCTCATTGCGCATCCCCGCCATTGGGTCTTTCTTCACAAAACTAGGAATGTGTCCTACTGTGTCTGGTTTGGTTTTTAGCCCTGTTGTCAAGTCCCTGTGTTCTATTTTGATTCCAAGTCTGCTGTCCCTGTATCCTGCCGCATCGTATCTCACAATTTTCTTTAAGAATGTTCTTGAATCATACACTTTACCAGTAACATTGTTTGGGTCGATTGTAGTTCCGTACTTGTTGTAACCTGACTTAGAGAACCTTGTGCCTTTTGGGACAAGGTTTATTTCATACGACAACCCTTCGCCCTCGATTGCAATGAAATTGTGCATTTCTTTTTGCATGGTTTTTACAATTTTAAGGTAATCATCTCTGGCGGTTCTATAAAGTTTTCCCATTTCTTTTTGTTTTGGGAGTTGTATATTATTGAAGTCATCTAGGAGTTTTTTGTAACCCTTACTACGCCATTTCATCTGCTTCAAAACCTCATCTCTCATTTTCAAGGTTTCCTGTATCACTTCATCGTATGCTTTCGAAGCCCTTCGGTAATTTCTTTCAGCCGCATCCACAACTTCATCGTACTTTGTTGCAAACTTTCTTTGCAGAGCCGCACGAAGTTCAGTACCGTTCATGTTGGCTGTTGCTACTTCTGCCCCAGTTACTTCAGCCGCAGTTGCTTCTTGAACAGCCCTGCGAGTTGCTTGTTGTCGTAAACCCGTCTTCTTCCTTGTGACTTTCTTTTTCGTGACAGTCTTCTTGGTGACCGTTTTTCTAACAACCTTCTTAGCAACAGCCGCGCCAATAAGTTTTTTGCTACGAGGTAATCTACCGTGTTTCAGTTTGTATGCTTCAAGTGCTTCAAGTTCCTTGAGAGACAGTGACCTGAATCTGTTGTCAACGAACCGCTTGACAGGAACATTGCCTCTACGAAAAAGGTCTGCTCTTCTACGACCAAGAACTTCGTTTTGGATACTCCTTGGTTGGTTCTTTAACCATTCTCCATAAGACATTTTTGCAGGTACTTGTCCATTCATTGATGCGCGTGTTCCTGCTTTTGCTTCTTTGAGTTTTATACCCATCTCTTTCCAAGACTTCAAAACAGGTATGGTTGTCGAACGACATTGGTGGTGCATCGGGGGTCGAGGTCCTTGACCAACCTTGAACACCTGTCCATCTAACGCAATGCAGATGTCTGTTGTTCGGTTGTCCAATGTAGCCAGATAGCGAACCGCTTTGATAACCTTTTTGTTTTCTCTATAAGTTATCTCTCGTGCATGTGTGGTGACATGGTTTACTGCTGTTCTGACTATCGTCTGTGCGTGTCTTCTCGCAGTGTTCAACACCCCGTCTACATATCCCTGCGCCCGTGTACCTACAATGCGGCGCACGATTACATCTGTTGGCTCTCCAGTTACTACACCAATGTTGATTGCACTTGCAACTTGTTCTTGTGTGCCTTTCGCCAACCCACCCCACCAATCTTTCAAGAACCTACCTTCAAACGGTCGGCTTGTCATTATTGACCGAAGAGTTGCAGCGGATGGTGTTGTAATGTCGGGAATCACACCAGTTCCTGTTCCTTGGTTTATTATGCTTTGAAGATTTTTGGTTTGGAACTGTGACTCATACACACCGATGTCGCCCAACCTCGTTCGTAATTGTTCTCCTGCTTGCGACATCCCACCACGAATCAGACCGTTAGTTGCTTTCAACATATCTTTGTATTGTTGCGTTGTCCAAGGTCCTCTATCGAATCCGCGCGATGCGATTCGTGCCAAGCGTTTCTCAATCGTTCTTGTAATGTCTGGAAACACTTTATCATTCAAAAACGAAAGAATATGATTGACCTCACTCGTTTTCAATCGTTCCAGAAAGACAGCATGTAAGATACCTGTATTTTGCAATGCTTCATTGGCTGAAGTTGTAGCCTGTACAAGCGCAGTAAATCGTGCTGTTGCTTCTTGTATAAGATGTGTCATTCGTCATCTTTTTCTTCTGTTGTTGTAATTTGCTGCGAACCTTGGCAACACTCTTGTACCAATTGCCCACACAAGGCACATTGCGTATGACCGTGAACCGATATTGAACGCAAAATTTGACAACAACGAGTACATCTTTCCGCTTTGAAGAAATTTTGATTATTATTGATTATTCTTTTAATTCTATTCAACGGCATACTCGCTGTCCTTCATTGATTCTTCTTCTTCTTCTTGCTCATCATATTCTTCCTCGGTAGCAGACATCGAAGAAAGCATTGGTCCTTCTTCTTCAATCGCCAACAGTTCTTCATCAATATCCACTGCTTCTGACAACAAGCCCCGCCTCTTAATTTCTCGTAAGAATGTTTCGGCTGAAATTTGCGCGGTCTTGCGCATCTCGATGAGCGACTTGATGTCAGCAATAGCCCTTTCCGAAAGACCGAAATCATTATTGATGTCAATGTAGAAATCTTCTGGAAGATCAAGATTGATCCATTTCGAAGCGTACTCAAATGCTTGTAGTAGTGTATTTTCAAGTGAACGAATCCATGCTTGTATCGCGGTGTGTGTTCTGCTCTCGTCTAACGCTCTGCCTGTTGCAGTTTGATTGCCCGACCTTTGCGTAATTGGTTGAAGACCAAGTACCTTCATTCGTTCTTCCAACTTGTCTAGGTCTTGTTGCCCAGAGTCAATAGCATGACCACCATGCTCTACATAAGTCACTTTGGCACTTTCATTTGTAGAACGAATCAGTTGGTTTGGTCCGATTGTCAAACCTTCTTCCATTTCTTCATCAGAAAAACCTGCCGCGAACAAAAGACCGACTCGTGCGAAGCGGAGTATGTTTCGTTGGTCAGACATGCTTTGCCAATGAGCGAGATTCATCCAAGCCAAATCTTCCAGTGGTGGTGTTGCTGTAAGTATCCCTGTACGAGAGATGTAATAAGTAACTAATGGAATGCTTCCAAACGAATGAGTTCCTTCATCTATTAGTTGAAACTCATCTTCATCGTTTTCTCTATTTCTTCTCCACAGTTGCCAATCGACACGAGTGTACACCCGAATGTATTCTATTTCCGTGTCACCATATTCTCCGTTCGGTTCAACCTTTGTTTCAAGAATACGAACCTGTGTGAGAACATCTTCACCACTCGTTGCTGTTTCCGTTCGCCAACCAATCACCTGAGTCGGTTTGACATGGATGAATACTGGTCTTACACCAGATGCTCTTTCGTCTGCCAATGTTGCTGTTGTAGAGAATTGAGGGAAATCAATAAGGATGTGAGTGCAACCGTAAATGACACCCGCTGTGAATACATCACGGGCAAACTGTGTTAAGTCACGACCATTCATGTCCATGTCATCTTTGATTTCATCAATTCGGTCTGTCATTGTGCCTTGGCAAACAACAGGGCGACTGAATGGTTTGGAAACAAGTTTATCAACCGTGTCGCCATAAGCGTTGTACAAGAATGAACGAGAGAGTCTGTTGGTATATGCTTCTGCTGATTCGCGTGGTTCTCTTGCAAGCCACTTCTCTTTTTCAGCGCGCATTTGTTGCGTTCCACCCAACAAAGCGTGGAGCAACTCCCATTTCTCAGCCATTGCCTCATACTCTGATCCCGTTGTATCGACTTTATCTTTTGCTTGTGTGTGTGTCATTTAATATCCTTGTTGTCAATTCGCCCCATCACGAAGTCAGTATTGCTATTGCTGTGATGCGATAAATCAAAAAGAATGGCTCTTGGTCTGTTGGTTCAAACTTGAACTCAACATCGTATACACCATCGCCTGTGGAAAATACTGTTGCGGGTAGCAAAAACCTGAAGTTGTATCCGACCGTATCGGCTGTCCATCTCGCATCGGTCTGGAAAACTGAACCGAAAACGGACTCCCCTATCTGTCCCGCTGACAAGTATGTACCACTGCCGACTTCCGCACCCGCTAGAAATACTTTCCACGATATTCGGTTGTCTTCGTCTGTGGAGAAGTCACCCGCAACAGGGTATGTTGCATCATCCCCTTTTATCCTTGCCATGAATGTCGCTGCCGTGTCTTCAAATATAGTTTTGGTTGTGATTGTTGCTTTTGGCATTTAGTTATCCGTTCACTTGGGTTTCTTCTGCGCCCGCTATGAATACTTGGGACATATCTGTACCTGCTATAAATACTTCGGACATATCTGACCCCGAAGCATATACTTCGCTTGTCTCACTTGAATAAATTACAGGTGGCGGTCTGACTTTGATGTTATTAGAAATGACAACCAACGACCTTCTCAGCCAATACGGGGTAAGCCCGCCTGAGTTTAAGGGTGTGTAGTAATCTTTTCCTCGCCACTTGATAGTGTAATCGGTATCTGCGACCACCGACTCAACGGCAACAGGACAGAAGTTCGCCACTTCATCCCGTTGGTCTTGCATCAAGACATTGTGACCATCCTTTAGTGACTCGTTTGGTACATAGTTGTTAGAACCGAATGCGCCTCCGTCAAAAATATAAGACACATGACCCGAACGACCCGACCCCGAATCTTTTCCAGCGCATCCTTGATTTCCGCACCCACCGAAGTCTACTTTCGACATTCCCCCATCCACATTTGCAAGAAGTATGGGTGTATTGCCATACTGACCCTTTGCGCCTTGGGTTAGTGTTATGACATTACCGATAACATTGGCAGTGATTTGTGTGTTGAGATTTATAGCGGTGTTAAGGTTATAGGCACATTCACTATTTGTTGTGCCAATGAAAAAATACTGACCACCCGTAACTTGCGCCTCACGAGCGTAGATCACAACAGCAGTATCGCGGTCATAAGCCGTACCTGTATCTACATTGTACTCAATGAGAGCGACAGCAGAATCTTCAGTCAACCTTGAGTAGTCGAGTACGGTGATTGTCGCAGTCGATGCCTGTATCCCATAGCCAAAATGCGATGCCGCTGCGCCTAATACAATGGCTGTGCAGTCATTGTCTGAATTGAATGTCACGGCATCAAGAAAATTAGTCCAAGTGCTATCCACTGACAATGATGATGAATCACTGTCTTTGGAAAAGTTCTCAAACGAGTCAAGCCGTAAACCAATCATCGTGGAGAAGCGATGAGAATTGAAACTCGCAGCGTATGCGGTGGGGTTGTAGACAGGATTTGGTTGTGTATCAAAAGTGCTTACTGACCAATCTACCCAACCGCCCCCCGCCGCGTGTGGTGTGTAATCAAAAACACCCATCAAAGTTGATGGCACGATTTCAGAATCGTTCTCGCCTTCAAATTGGTCTAATGCGACTATAAGTTCCTCGGACGTATTAGTGCCATCATTCCGCGTTTCCCTGAGTTCCACTCTGCCCCATTGTTGTGAAACATCGTTCACATCTGTTTGTGTATGTGACATCACTAACCAATTTTGTTCAGTGTTTGGTGGGTGAAAGTAATGTCTTCTTGAAACACGAGGAGTGGGAGTTATAGTATGCGTGTCTTGAGCCGCACTCTCTTCGTACCAGTAGTCAGTACCCTCGTACAAATTGGTTAGGTCGATAGCAACGATAGAAAAGTATTCGGTTCGGACTTCGTAACTCGCATTACCTGTCTTTTGTTGAAACTTGAGATCAAGAACCGTATCATTACCTGTCGTAACGATGTTGCAATAAGTATATGGAGTGGTCTTGCCCGATTTAGGTGGTGTGTATACATGAGCAGAAATCATATCCTTCAGCATCTCGCTACCTGTAAGTTCAACATTGCCTGTCAACAAAGTTTGGTACTCAAATACCAAACGATACCCAAACAAAGTTCCCGTATGCTCACCGCCCACCTGCGCATTCGCAAGAATAAGGTATTTGGTGTTTGGTAGTAAAGCACCAAGTGTAGTAAACCCCGTGGTAGTCGCATCTACATCTACATAATCAGTTGAATTAGAAACAACCCCAGACACTTCACCTGAGTTGGCACTCCCCGCATCAAGATCAGAACTGATAACTGAAACCGAAGCCATTTATCGCCACTCGCCTCTCATCCATTTTAGAATCAAGGGTCGAAAGCCCAATGCTAGAACTGCTCCCGATGCTACACAAATCACTGTCCACCAAACACCATCAATCATTGCAAGTGTTGTCATTTAAGACTCCTTTTCACTTTTACTTTTTCATACGCTGCGGAGTAAGCAGGATCGCTTGCTCTCTTTGCTGCAACGCTCTCACGAATAGTAACCTCGTTGTCACTATGTAATATCTTGAAATCTAACTCTGCTTCTCGTATCGACCGCTTTGGGATGAATAGTCCAACACCCCAAATCAAACTTCTAATCAATCCAAGCAACCCACTCTTCCACAGGAATACCAAGACCGCGATACCACCAATCACCCACAGTGCTTGACCTGTCAGCACAGCCCACCACGGCACACTGTCCTCTACACCATGCAAATCGCTCCGTATACCGCTTGCTTCTTCCAAAATGACCGCTTGCTCACCCGATCCTTCCTGTGCCTCAGAGCGTATTTCCTGCTGTTCCGAAACCCCATCAGAATCACCGACCGCATCGAATCGTGCTTCAGATGACGCGGCGAGAAGGTCTATGTTGTCAAATCTGCCCCCCGATGACAAGGCAAGTTGCTCGACCTCGATTGCTTTGTTGTCAATCGCTTGCTTCGGAGACCAACAGCCCATGAGAGAATAAAGACAGATAGCGGTTGCAGGTGGTCTGAGAATCACAATCAGTCTATTCCAGAATAGCATTACAATAAGCCCTCTTTCTTAGCCCTTGTTGCCATTTCTTTGCAATTCTCTAGCGTTACTGGATTCAGTTCGACCGCGGCACAAGCCCACGGCTTGATAAAGAATGTTGTTGGAACTGGGTGTGGCATCATCTTGATTCCACGAACCTCGACCGTGTTATCACCGCCATCAAACTCGCTCTCGCCCATTAACTGGTCAGCGACCTCAATGAGAAGGTCATATCGGTTCACAATCCAGATTGTTTCTCCTGTCTTCAAGTAAATCGTTAGTTGATGCGGTTGGTCACCGCCCTCATAGTTTCCTTCATGGTTTGCGAATAGTGCCATGTTAAAGTACCTCTGTTATAGTTGTTCGGTGCGCGGAACGAACAGGGTGGCGTTTGACAATGTAATACCCCAACGCATCAGTAAGGTGGGTTAGTTTGGGGTCTATCTTCTTGTCCAGTTCACCGCTACCACCTTTCACCAATCGAACGCCTTCTAAGTCTTTAATAGTCATCGGTGCTTTTTCGACATCAATAGCAACTTTAACCGTGCCATCAGCACCTTTTAGTCGGCTGTTCATTGCATTCAGTCTAACACGCTCTCGTGGGTTGGCTCTCTCGACACGCATCCGAAGTCGGCTACCGAACACAGGGTTGAGTGTGCTTTTAATCAAGTCCCAATCGCTACCATGAACCTGTGCCGTGCCTCTTGCCCCGCCTGTCGCATCACCGTAACAGTGTATGTTCCCCTCGTGGTGTGACCAATCGTGAATCAGCCTGTTGCACACCATTGGTGTGTTGGAATTGTTCGGGATGTAGACCTCACCGATGATGTTCGTTGTCAATTCGGTCTCCTGACATATCACCGCAACGCCCACGCCCACATTGAAGTCGAAACAGAAGATCAAATCGTCCTTCGGGTTGTAAGGCAGGTGTCGTGTGCAATGCAACTTCTCATCGAATGCGTGATACGCCCTGCCCTCAAACGAAACGAACGATGCCTTGTACTCTTGGTTGTATGTCAGTTCATCAAGGTCTCGCTTTGCTGCCCGAATCTCCAGTGGGTCGAGAATCCCCTCGCTCGTCCAAGTGAAGGTTGCCCAATCGCCCGTCTTGTCTGCCTGTGCGTTCTTATACAGGTCGTAGTAGTGATTACGCCCTTCAGGGACACCGATGAAGTCCACCCACCCTCGCCTGTCTGACAACGCAGGACGAAGGTGTTCGCCCCACACTGTTTCCTTCATGTTCCCGTATTCATCAAGCACCACCCCGTTCACTGGTCGCCCTTCGACTCGCTCTGGTGCATCAAGCCCAAGAACCGTTATCTCTGCCCCGTTCACCAACTGAATTGACAACGAGCCTTCCCTCGGCAAGCCGCGCATCAAGTCACGAGGAATCATTGCCTTCAAGTCAGTCCAGAAGATACGCTTTGCTTGCCCGTGTGTGGGTGCAGCGAACACGAACCACGAATCAGCCCACTCAGTTTCGGCTAACGCCCTCAGTATCCCACGCCTCTTCGCGCACTCCGTCTTCCCAGACCGTCTTCCTGCGGGAACGACATTGAACCGTGCTTCCGACCGCAGGTACGCTTGCTGTTCCGCGTGGTATCTCAGTTTCATCCATCGTTCAGTAGGCATTTGTTTGTGGGGAGCGATTATTTGTTCCGTTACCATTGGTCACTCGCTCTCATCGCTTTCTTCTTCTTCAGTTACAGAACTCCCAAGCATTTCCCTCATTGCTTCCTGTATCTTTTTCGCTGATTCCGTTGGGGAGAACTGATCTTCCATCAACCCAAGGAGTTCGTTCAGCGATGCCTGTGCTGTGAGTTTGTCACGATGCGATGCGTTGGGGTCTGAGACTATTGCTCGATAGAGTTCGATAGCCCTCACTCGGTGGTCTTCCTTGGATGTAGGCTCTTCACCACACATTGCTCGGAGTTTGTCCCCCTTACCATCCACACGCACCCATAACTCACGGAGATGGTTGTACGAACCGTTGTCAATTGCCTCTTTCAGCGCGGCATCCACAAGAGCATCCACTACCTTTCTGCCAGATGGTCTGTCTGGATTGCCCTCTTCAGCACTCAGTCTCCGAATGAGCGCGGCAGTGATTGAGGGGACTCTTGGTCTCCCTTCTCTGTTGATGTTCTCTGGATGCGATGCAAACCCCTTCTTGTTCCCGTTCTTGAAACGGGTGTCTTTGGGCTTTCCGCTTGGTTGTTGTTCTTTTTCGGACATCGTTTTTATACTTTTGCCTAGGGTATTTGTTCTAGTCAGCCGAAGTTTGACTCGCTAATCATTGATACTGCCGTGTTACTGAGCCACAGCATCATTCCACGCAATGGCAATTAGCCAAGTCCCCCTCACATATTTTGCATTTCTTACCACCGTACCGTGATTGCCATTTTCCTTGGTCAGTCAGATCGAGGTACAAGGGTCGATTCGGTACTACTGCACAGTAGTGCTTTCGATCATCATGTCGATTCTTCGGTATGCAGGTGCATACTCGATGGTGCTTGGTTGTCGTTTTTGACAACAAGGAATCACGCACCGCTTTCCACCCACACCACAACCGTGATAACAGATGCTTAAAACGGGGTTTTGTAACTGGGACCCCGCTGCTGCTTGGCGGCGATGCGGCTGAGGACCCCACTTCTCCAGATTTTTCGAGGGGCGGCACGAGCCACACGCGGCTGTGACCCTTCTTCATGCTTTCCGCTTTGTTTTTCTTGAACATCTCGTTCTGTCTCCGTTGTTTTATCAATGAATCTCTCATTGTGTTGTGCTGTCATTCTATCAGCAGAAACTTCCTGTCTCTGCTCTTCTCTTTTCGGTCATGTTGTCATTTGGTCAAGATGATAAGCACTCATGTTTTTTTTGTAACATCATTTTTTAAGTTGTTATTAGTGTTTCGTATTTTTTAAGTGTGCATCTTTTGCAACATTTGTTCTGTTTACCTAGGGGTCAAGTGAAAAAGACACACGGCAACTGGAGTCGGTCACCGTGTGTCCTAGTCACCAACCCAACCCAAAGGGCATGGTGT